CAGGGCAGCAGAGGTTAAAGACCTCGCGCTCTCGCAGAAGGATGCGCAGAGTCCTGACGGCTCATCGGTCACGCCGCGGACTCTGACTGGAGACATTCAGCTGACTATGGAGGACGGAGAAACTTATGGCATTGACATTTGACCCTCAGACAGGCTTCTCGGCTGACGATGTGTCAGACGTCAGGGCATCGGTGGCGCAGGCGTGGAAGCAGGCCTTCCGCTCCGACAACACCGCAGAGCTGAACACCGAGCCGGAGACGCCTGCGGGGCAGATTATCGACTCGCAGACGGCAAGCATCACACAGAAGGACAGTGAGCTGCTGTACCTCGCGAATATGCTGAACCCACTCAAGGCAACGGGCATTTTCCAGGACGCGCTCGCGGAGATTTACTTCCTGCAGAGGAAGCCCGCCATCGCATCAAGCGCGGTCATAAAGTGCACAGGCCTGCCCGGCACGGTCATACCCGTATCCGCCCAGGTCATGAGCACCGCTGATGACACGGTCTGGCAAAACACTGAGGCTGTAACCATCGGCGCTGACGGCACATGCGAGTGTGTCTTTGAGTGCCAGTCCGCAGGGCTTATCTCCGCCGCCGCCGGAACGCTCTCGCGCATCAACACGATGGTGGCAGGCTGGGACACCGCAAACAACAAGTCCGCGGCGACTGTCGGGCAGAACGCGGAGACGCAAGGCGCCTTCGAGGCGCGCCGCTACGCCAGTGTCGGGCTGAACTCACGCGGCACCATCGCGGCAGTCTACGCACGCGTGGCCAACTGCGCGAACGTGGTCTCCTGCATTGTGCGCGAGAACAAAACCAACGTTCCCATCGAGACCGACGGCTACTTTATCAAGGCTCACAGCGTCTTTGTTTCTGTTGTCGGCGGCGCTGACGAGGATGTCGCGGAAGCCATCTACAACTCGTGCTCGGCGGGCTGCGACTACAACGGAAACACTACGGTATCAGTTACCGACAGCGCGACAAAGGCCGTTGAGAAGGTAACCTTTTACAGGCCTGCCGAGTACGATGTATACGTAAAGGTCACGCTGGCCGGCAGGGACAGCCTGCCCGATGAGTACGAGGCCACGGTTAAAAATGCCGTCTATGACAACTTTTACGGAGAGAGCACTGCAACTATCGGCGGAGATCCTATCCTCAGAGTGGCTCCGGGCGATACCGTTTTGGCGTCTAGGTTTATCCCCTCCGTCCTCGACTCCGGCATATCGCAGGTAGTAAAGATCCAGGTGTCGGCTGACGGGCAGGCATGGAGCGAGACCGCCTACATGCCCATCACCGGCAATCCAACTCTGACTGCTGATCGCATTTCGGTAGAGGTGCTGTCATGAAAGACTTCACCTCTTTTGACACGTGGGATATCGCGGAGACGGTGCAGTCTCAGTATGCGACTTCAAAGCGCATGAGGGCGGTCATAGACGCGTTCTGGCAGGCCATCAATCCGAAGAGCGATATAGACCTGCTGTATCGCAAGCTTGTCAATCCGCGCTCCGCCGAGGGCTGGGGGCTTGACATCTGGGGCAGGATAGTTGCTATCGGGCGGTCATACCTCGCCGTTGATGACGGCACGCCGTATTTCGGCTTTGATCCGCCGGAGGGTGTCAAGAACGAAAGGCTTAACACTTTTGGCAATGCGCCTTTCTACAAACAGATCTACGGCAAGGTCAGGCTGGCAGATCCGATGTTCCGGACTTATGTCTTTTTGAAGGCGCTCATCAACATCGGCGACTCCTCGCTCGCATCGCTCAATCAGGCGGTCAAGCTGCTCTTTCCGGACGCGGATATCCAAATCCTGCATACGGGCACGATGGTTCTGCGCGTGCTGATACTCTCGCCGTTGTCCGAGTCTGACAAGGCCGCGCTTGACAACCTCCCGTGGCTCCCTGCCGGTGTGGGGCTTGAGATGTATCAAGTCATAACGCCGACTTTCGGCTTTGCCGGCACGGGGCTGCAGAACTTCTGCAACGGCACCTTCGCGACATACGGCATCACTAAACTTTAAGGAGATATTTATGGCGGCATTCAAAGAGCCTAAAAAATTCAACGTCGTCCCCGGCAACGCGGCAGACGTCACAGCCATACAGGACGCCGGCTCGGTGCTCAACCCCTCGATGACTGACCTCTTCCCGGCTATCTACCAGCTTGCGCTCGCGGCAGGCGGCAAGGCTCCGGAGCGCACGACTTTCAACCAGTTTCTGAAGCTTTACGGCGAGAAGCTGTACTTTATGGAGCGCGGCGGCATGTGGTCATATGACGCCACTGCGGACTATCCGGCAGGAGCGGTAGTGGGCTATTCCGGCTCTCTGTATCTCGCCCTGAAAGAGAACGGGAGCGGCACTGACGCCGGAGCGGTCAGTCCTGACGCCGATGGCGAGGTGTGGCAGAGGCTTGAGACTGCCGTTACCGCAGAGTCCGTCTACCTCAAAAAGACTGACGCCGCGGATACGTATCAGACAAAAGAGGACTTAAGCTCGCAGATAATCGCCTCGGTCAGGAGCAACTGGTACTCAAACTTCCCCGACGGCGCTGAGGCGCACAACGCCATGTGGGGCGGACGTGACATCACCGCCGCCTTTGACGCTGGGACGGTCTCAGCCAACATCGCTGACGGCACGTTCAAGGACATCTTCCCCGGCGACTACATTACGAAGCAGGTTACGATTTCGGGCACGACATACAATGTTAACTGGGTGATAGCCGACTGCGACTACCGACTTGGTCAGGGTGATACCGAGACAACGGCGCATCACGTGGTGATTGTGCCGGAGACGCCGATTTTTAACTCAAAAATGAATAGTGACAATACTACCGAGAATAGCTATAACGGCTCATATATGCACAAGACAGTAATTCCAACTGTTGCAACAGGGCTTAAAAATGCGTTCGGAGACCATATAATCACGTTCAGAGACAGAATTCCGACCTACTGCACAAATGTGGCATCAAGGCACTATCTCGGGTGGACAGGCGGCTCCGCCCCGTATGGCGACTGGGTTACAGAGACCTGCAACCTCATGAACGAACTGATGGTTTATGGCTGTCAGGTATACGGGCAGTCAGGCGTTGATGTAACTTTTGGCTTTCGCCAGCTTTCCGCTTTCCGTCTGTCGACAAAGCTGATAAACCCTAACAGGACGGCCTGGTGGCTCCGCGATGTCGTCTCGTCTGTGGCTTTCGCGCGTGCGGACGGCTTCGGCAGTGCGTTCACGTACGGCGCGTCGGCCTCGTTTGGCGTCCGCCCCTTCGCCCTGCTCGTATAATCTTCAATCCGCCGCGCGTAAGCGCGGCATGTGAGAAGCTATGACAGTCTTAAAACGCTTCCGCTCCGAGTCAAAGATGCAGTTTTACGCCACGGCGCAGAAGCTCCGCAGGGACATCATGACGCTACTGCTGAAAGACTTCGGCGTGCGGAGCAAAGTCAGACAGCTGGACATTGAGACGCGGCACATGACGCAGGACGACCGGAACGCCTTTCTTGCCATCGCTGAGAAGTACGGCATCACGGCGGCGGAAGCGGAGTTTCCGGCATGGCTCATCGACTTTGAGCGGCAGAGCCTTGCCGACCTCACTCGGCGGCTTGTGCTCTCCGTCACCGCCGCCAACTCCATCTATCCAACTGCTTTCGCGGACGCGGAACTCCGCCGGAAGCATCAGGATAACGCTATCGCAACCTGCTATCAGCTGTATCAGGAGATAGATTTTGCGGCGAATATCCTGCCCGTTGACCTGACAAAGTACACGCCTTTGTGCGACAGCGTTGAGTACGAAATCGCGCTCCTCAAGGGCTGGAGAAAGAGCGACAACAAGCGCTACCGCGAACTCAAATCTGCGCTATAATCTCCTCGGTCTGCCTCTTATTGTCGTCTCTTCCGCGAATTTCGCGAATGTCAACAGCAACGGCAATGCGAACACGAACAACGCGTCCAACGCGAATGGCGTCCGCCCCTTATGCTATCAGGCCGGGCTATGTGTAGGGTAAATCCCGAGCCAGTATGCAGGGCGGGAGAGGCAGTCCGGACGAAAGTCAAACACGCGCGCCGACGCCTCCTGATACGTCAGATGAGACTATCCGCGGCGCGCCTCCCGTCCGCTTTTCCATCACGAAAAGGTGCGATTTTGTCCGCTTTTCCAACTCCTTTCGAGCGTCTCACCGATATCACAAACCTCCTTGCCGCCGTCCGCAAGTTGGAGAAATCGTCAGGCTGGAAATCATCGGTACAGCGCATCACCTGCAACAGGCTCCATTTCTGCACCGCCCTCCGGAAATCGCTGATTGACGGCACATACGCGCCGAAGGCAGGCTACTCTTTCATCGTCAATGAGCGGGGTTGCAGGCGCTTTATCCGCGCCCTGGATCCCGCCGACATGGTCTTGCAGCACGCGCTCTGCGATGCGGTGCTCCTGCCTGCCCTGACGCCGTATCTCATCTACGACAACGGCGCGAGCCTTAAGGGCAAGGGCATGGCATTCACACGCGCGAGGCTTGCCGCTCATCTCAGAGAGTACCGGAGGCGGTACGGCACTGATGGCTGGGTGCTCAAAATCGATTTCGCGAAATTCTTTGACAACATTCCGCATGACAGACTGATACAGTCCATAGACGCGAAGGTCAGAGACGCGCGCATACGCTCACTGCTTGCCATGCTCCTCGCGCCTTACTCCGCCGATGTGTCGTATACGGATACAGACTTTGATGCAGTGCCGTACAACTCGCTCGCGGACTACGAGACAGCAGGCCTGCGTGACGGCTCACGTGTCCTCCGCCGCTCCGTCGGCATCGGCGCACCCGTCTCGCAAATTGCCGGAGTATGGTATCCCACGCCGATAGACACCTACTGCAAGGTGGTCAGGTCATGCAGGTACTACGGCAGGTACATGGACGACATATATATACTGCACCATGACCGCAGCTTCCTGCTCTCTGTCCTTGACGGCATCAGGCGGCAGGCTCGTGCGCTCGGGCTCTTCATCAGTGAGAGGAAGACTCATATCACGCCTTTGCGGCAGGGCTTCACCTTCTGCAAGATACGCTATTCCTTTACCAGCAGCGGCAGGCTCCTCATGAGGCCTGTCAGGGAGACTTTTACGCGTGAGCGGCGGCGGCTCAAAAGGCTGTATCAGCTTGCCGCATGCGGTAAAATCACAGTTACAGACTATCGGGATTTGTATCACTCGTGGCGGTCAGGCTGGATCCGCTTCGACTGCCATCGCTCTCTCATCAGTCTGGACAAAACCTACCGGAGGTATCTAGATGATTTACAGCATTAAAGACGGCAAGTACAGCGGCGACAATACGCTGTCAACAGCCTGGGGCGCGGCTTTCATCGCCGGGGCGGCGGAGCGCGGTTATGAATGCGCCTGCTACCCTGACACGGAGACGCCGGATTTTCACGCGCGCTGGGTGAAAACGCCCGCGGACAGCAAGGACAATGTGAGCGAGGACGGCATCAGCATCAGCCTGACGCTCGCGGAAATGAAAGGCTTCAAGAAGCAGCAGGTTGAGAACGCGACCGCAGGCTTTGACGCGGAGCGCAAGGACTCCGGCATGACCTTTAAGTCAAGCCTCGGCTTTACGGTTGACGGCGACGCCCGTTCACGCGACAACCTCGCCGGACTCATCAACATTGGCGTTGAGCCTGTCGCTTTCCGCGACCATGACAACGGCGACCACAGCCTGATGCTTGAAGACCTTAAGATGCTCCTCAAAGAAGCGCAGATGAACGGCGCGATGCTGTATCAGCAGAAGTGGAAGCTGCAGGCAGCAATTGACGGAGCGAAGAGCGTCAAGGCGCTGAAAGCGATTGAGATTGTCTTTAAGATGGCAGATTTTACGGAGGTGAAGAATGGCGACTGAACCTAAAAAATGGGGTGTTGCGCCGGGCGCGAATGCGGACTGCAACGACATCCCGGACACTGCCGACGCGGACTCGGGGCTTGCGTCTTGGTCTGTGCTCTTTCCTCAGCTGACCGCCCTGCCGCTCTCGGCAGGCGGACGTGCGCCGAAGAGAGAGGATTTTAACGGGCTGCTCAGGGCATTCGGGCAGTGGGCTTTTTACTTCATGCAGGGCGGCGTTCCCAGTTGGGAGAGCGGCATCGCCTACACCGCTGGAAGCCTCGCGCGCCATAACGGCACCACGTGGACAGCGCTCAAGGATTCCACGGACGTCGAACCGGCTGAAGGTGAGTACTGGCACGCGCTCAGCAACTTCTACACCTCAGGCTCGCTTGTCTCTGACCTCTTAAACCGCGTCTATCCCGTCGGCAGTATCTACATGTCCGCCGTCAACATCAGCCCCGCGTCATTTTTGGGCGGTACGTGGCAGGCCATCGAGCAGGGGCGCATGCTCATGGCGGCAGGCTCAAGCTGGCAGGCAGGCACAACAGGCGGTGCGGCGTATCACACGCTGACCGTGGCAGAGATGCCCGCCCATGACCACTCCGCGACAGAGACGGCGGCAGGCGGGCACACTCATGGCGCGTCTACCGGCTCGGCAGGAGCGCACTCGCACTCAGGCTCGACAAACAGCGCCGGGAACCACTACCACACCGGAACGACCAACGGCGCCGGGAGCCACTCGCACACACGCGGCTCGATGAACATCACGGGATCGTTCTCGGGTGTCGGAGATGATGGCGCTGAACCCAGTTATTCAGGCGCGTTTTACAAAACGGGAGGGCGCACGGTCAGTGTCTCAAACAGCGGTGATCCTGATTATGTAACAGGCTTTGACGCCTCCCGCTCGTGGACTGGCTCAACT